TGAAGATCTTGTTAGAATCTTGAGCACATCTGTCTTTCCATCAAGTAGATCCCAGAGGTTACTGATTTCGAGCCCGATTTGGTGGAACTTGAGCTTGGTGAGGTGTGGTGGAAGTCGTTCTGTGGAGGCTTTGTGTAGCCATCGTGCGTTCATTCGATAGACACGCTGAGTCTCTTCTGCAGAAAGAAGTTTTTTCGACCATTTGTGGAGTCGTTTGCTCCAGAGTTGCCGAACTTCGTCTATGGGCATCTCGTAGTACGCTGCTGAAGTAGTTGCTTGAATCCAGTCTGTTGGTTTGATCTTGATGGAATCGACGAGCACGGACTGGCCTGTACGCAGCATCTTATCGAGGTCTCTGGTGAGTACCAAAGGATTCGGCTGGATCGAGCTGTCATGGTAGCAGTTCTTGCTGCAGAAATCGATGTCGAAAGGCTCAGACACTTTGATTTCGTCGACGACTTGACCGAGACCGACTGGCACCGGACTGTTCTTGTCTTTGGTGGTGTATTTTCTCACGTAGTCGATGAACTTGTCGGCTTGATCGCGCTCAATCCAAACGACAACATCATCTCCTGAGGCAAGCAACTCGATTTGGAGATTGGCTTTGAAAGCAATGTATCGATAGTAGGCGATTGATCTGAGAGTGTTGCCGAGAGTTGTTTTGGTTGGGTGGCCTGAGAAAGTAGTACCTAGAACTGAAAGTTTTCCGTAGTCTTTAGTGACGTCAACAGATTCTTGATGCTTGATTTCTGGCCAGGTTTTGAAGATCGCTGTGTTCCTTGGTTGGGGATTGTCCTTCCACAAGTTCTTGCATTTAAACCAGAGGTTCGCAATCGGAGATGTTATTTGTAGTCTGATTGCTTCATACAGACCTGTAACATGGTCTTTGTTCCACCACTTCTTGAGACATCGTGTGATGAGATTTTGGAGCTGGTCGTCGGTGTGATCCCAGAACGCCGTATCGACTGCCTCGATCAGAGTGTGGTGTTGGGTGGAATCGAAACCTGATCCGTCTAAAGAGATTGAAACTGGATCATTGAAGGATGCTACTTTCTGTTGAACTTTAATGGAGAGTTGCTCGAGGTTTAGACCGAAGCAGAAGTCTGAGTTTTCTTCGCTTATCCAGGGGAGAATCGAACTTTGCAACCAAGTGGGCCAACCGCACAGAGAGGCAGAGGGAATCCAGATGAGTCGAGGTCTGTCTTTTCTGTTGAGGAGTCTGCCAAAATCGTCGAGGTTGAAGAGCACTGAAGTCCATACCTCGCCATCTTTGACCATGGCGGTGAAGGAATAGTCGAGGAGCCATTCAGGGTCGACAACAGATCGCAGGATGGTTGACAGGTACTTTATCGCTTTGGGACCCAGGAATTTTCCACACCACTTATCTGGTCTGAGTGGCAGTTTGAAAGGCTTCTGTTGGTTGAAACTTTGCTTCAGCCAAGTTTTTACCCAGAGAGCGAAGTCTGCAACAACTTCAGGATCTGGAACTGTCGTAACCGCTAGATGACGCTGGAAGATAGCTGAGAGCATATTGTGAGCGGATTTCTTGTCCCATTCGTAGTCGTGCAAAACATCTCCATTCTCTTCGACCTTGTGTCCAACATGGAGAACTCTTGCATTTCTTGGTTTACAGTCTTCGGAATTAGTACAGCTTATGAGGTAGTTACGGGCTTGACGGAGCACGGTGAGGTTCCTCTTAACTGCTGATTTGTTCTCGAATTCTGTGATGCAAGGAGCTTCTTTGATGTCTGAAGGTAAA